AGCCCGAACCGGATCACGAGCCACGAAAACAGGGGCACGATCAGGAATATGTATGGACGGACCCGGGCCGCCACGAGCCCGATCATGAAAATTGTCGCCGGGACGACCACCTTGGGCGCAGCCAAATCAATCATCATTTCTGTTTAGTAAAAGTCTACATAATATTCGAGCCAGACTTGAAACGCCTGGGGGTCCACGACGCTCTTGGTCAGGAGCCGGCGCCACAGCTGACACACGGGCATCTTGAGATCCACGTTTCGCCACCACTTGGCGGGCTCGCGAATCAGTTCGCAAAAGTCTTCGACGCCGTACCGAAATCGCACGCGACCACAGTTGTCATAGACAAACTCCTGGATCTTGTCGACATCAGAGTACAACTCGTCGCTGTACATGATTTCCCAGTCCTCTTGGCTCAGGGGCTCCTTTTCAGGGCTCTCTTCACGGTCCGGATCTCCTGGAATGTCCTGGTCCGGACGCCTAAACAGAGCGTCTCTCGAGTACTCGTCTCCGAGTCCCATCTATTTTACTTGGTTTTCAAGAGCCCCCACGCTTTAGACCAGTGACACTCACGGTCGAGACATCTTTCAAGGGCTGGGCCGCCTCGATTGCCTGTATGGCACCATCGACCCGTCCAGCATCTCCCTGGAAATAGTTCAAGAGACCCGTGCGAATCACCTGCTTCGTGATGCCCCCCTTGGCCTTTTTCTTCTTGAGGTTCACCTTGACCTGATCCTTGACCTTGACTGTGTCTATATCATTTGTGGCCATGTGACGCGTCACGAAAGACTTGAGCTCCTTTTCGCGTTTATTCAGAACAGCGAGATCTTTGCGGGCCTCGCTCAACTGGACCTTGAGTGCTATCCATTCTTTCATAGCCTCGGAAAACTCCATTACTTTTTATCACGATTTATTTAGACCTGCTGGAGCGCGTTCCAGAACTGTTCGAATTTGGTACTGGACCATACTGGATAACTCTCCATGTCTTCCCGAGACTCGACTCGATGGTCACCAACGTTGAACACTTTGCAAACAAGGAACACGTTGTCCCTGTAATAGCCTTTCCTGGGGTTTTTACGTTCAAGCGAAACTGCAAAGTCACTCCGGGCAACAAAGTCCATTTGGAAGCCTGAATATGCACAAAGTCCCTTTTGCTCCTTGAGTATGCTCACTACATCCTCGAGTGTAAGAGTGTGTAAAGTGTCTTCCATGTGTCTCTCGGTCCGAGACCATTTCTTCACGCGTTCCCGGGAAGCATACACTTTCTTTCGAAGAAAGACGAGATCGATTTTTCCTTCGTGAATAGCGGTGAATCTAAAACTTTCTATTTGTTCCCCCGAATAATCCACTTCTATGAACCTCTGTCGTTTCTTCAGGTCTTCAAGTTTAGCCGGAGTCCATTGTTCACTTACGTTGAGTTCGAGACATATGAGACACATATTATCGAGATCGTACCCCCGTCTGGGATCCTTTCGTTCTAAAGATACCTGCCAGTCTCCGCGAAGACTCAAGGGAATTCCTGAATATGCACACTTGCCACCTTGGTCTTTCCACATCTTTTCAAGAATCTCCACGGAACCCCCAAATACCCAGTCGTGTTTTTTGCACCGCTGACGGGCAGTAGCGCATAATCTCGATAAACGCCCCCTGAGGGTCTTGGTGGACCAATCGAAGGTTACATTTTTCGTGCACATTTTGCACGTGTAAGCAAGACCATCAGGTGCACATTTCATTTTGTGAAACTCGATACTTTCCTTTTCGAGTTTACACAAATTGCAACGTTTCATTTACTGGTATCCCCCAAGAATTTATTCACATATACTCGGGACTTATCTCAAACTTGGGCCGCATGGTATCCGGAGGAATCGTGCTGAGGTTAAAGATGCTCACGGGCGTACGGGGGTTGATGGGCTCGCTGCGGAAGTCGCGGTTGGCGTTGCGCAGGACACCACCGATGGTCTCGGGGTAGCCGATCTGGCTCCGCGGGTCCAAGTAGTTCTGGCCCTGGAGAATGGCGTCCGGGGAGAACTTGCCGAAATCCTCCATGGTCACAATCTCACGAGGGATCAGACCCGCAGCGCTCACGTCATACGAGGCACCATTTGCAGCGCTGACTGGGGCCGGAGCCATGGTGTTTTGAGTCGCTCCCGGGCGGTCGAGGTCGGCGCCCTGGACGCTGTCCGTCGCGTAGTAACTAGGCATCGGGTAGAAAAGCACGGCCAGCAGAACCACAAGAAGGGCAATAGCCACCACGGTCTTACGGTTCAGCATTTATTAGTAAGCACTCACTTTTTTTTCGGGCCTGTCGGGCCTCAGTCCACATAATCGGTCGGGTCGTCATCCTCCCCAAGGTCCTCGTCCTCGAACATGTACTGGACGGGCACCCGGGTCGGCTTGGCCTGCTGGCTCCGGACGCGCATCTGGACAACCCGCCAGATGGGTCCAAAAGATTTCTTGAGGAACCAAAGACCGGACAAGTCCACGAGAACGTCACACTGTGACCCTGCCGTGACGTTGCTCAGGCCAATCTCCTCCTTCTGGGAGTTGAAGACCTTCGTCACGACCTCGCCCTTGACCTTGGCGAGGCTCACACCGAGCGAGCCGTCAGTGAGGCTCGACTGGAACGCATTCTGGATCGTCTCGTCGCTGAGCTCCCGGCCGAACCACGCCACCTTGGAGTTCTTCGCCTCGGTCAGGATGGCCTGGTCGACCTGATCAAGCTTGTCCATGAGCGCCTGAGGAATATTCTCGAGCGTGCCCTCCTGGTACTTCACGTTGTTCAACTGGAGCATCTGACCCGTGATTTTGAGAAAGTAACGACCATCTGGCAACTTCTGCGTCTTCCCAAACTCCATTTGAAGTAGTAACTAAAATATTCTTTAAGATTAATGTGCAGTCTGGACTGCCAGTGTCTCCCTGGACCCAAGGGGACATTCTGTGGATGGGTCGGAAGGGCCGATGGTATTGTCCACCCGTGTGACCCTTCGTGCTGTCAGCCTTCGTGTCAAGGCCCACCTCCCTCTGACCTTGGAGAATACAAAAGGACATATGGAACTTCGGTCCCTCCGACATTCGGAGAGTACCTCAAGACTTCTGATCGTGCGACCATCTTCAAGTATGAAGCGCCTTTCGTGCCTGTCGGGCGGAGTCCTGAACCTCTTTACCACGTGAGGTTCTTCTGGCTCATCTTTCTCGTTTGTATGATGGTTCTCATGTCCCTGTTCCTGGTATAAAGACGTACAGGCCGTGTAGAGTAGAAATGGCCACACTCGACTCCGTCGCTCAGGATATCCTGACCATCCAGAAGGACCTGAAGTCTCTGCGCAAGATTCTGCGCAAGATTACTGATAACATCGATGACCCGACGGGTGAGAAGAAGGCTGAGCGGACCAAGAACAACGGGTTCAACAAGCCTCAGGTGCTGACTGAGGCCCTGCGTAAGTTCCTGGGTCTGGGCCCCGATGAGATGATGTCTCGCTCGGCAGTCACCAAGGCTGTGAATACCTACGCGACCGAGAAGGGTCTGAAGGAGGGCAAGAACATCACGATGGATGCGGCCCTGAAGGATCTGCTCCAGGTCCCCGACGATACTCAGGTGACCATTCTGAACCTGCAGAAGTACCTGAACCAGCACTACGTGAAGCAGGAGAAGCCCGCCGCCCCAGCAGCAGCAGCCCCCGCCGCCGCCACCGAGGAGAAGAAGGCCGCGCGTCCGAAGATTGTCAAGAAGTGAAAAGACTTAAAAGATAGTGTGTAATAATATACAATGGAGGAACCTCCCACCGTACCCAGAAGCGTCCTTGACGCGCTTGTGGGAACTAAGGTGAAGGACACGCAGCTGTACATTCGGGCCTTTACGCACAAGTCTGCTCTGAAACGTTACCAGGGCCTTTCATCCTCTTATGAGACTCTCGAATTCATGGGAGATTCTGTTCTGGGCTTTGTCGTGACGAAGTGGCTCTTTGATCGTCACGAGAAGGAACAGGAGGGCTATCTGACCAAGGCTCGAACGAAGATGGTCCGTGGATCGACGCTCTCGGAGATTGCGCACATCTTGGGATTTGAAAAGTGGATTCTGATGGATGAAAAGGGTATCCGTAATGGCTGGAATACAAATTCTAAAATTCTCGAGGATGTTTTTGAGGCTTTCATAGGTGCCGTGTACCTCGACCTGGGTATGGTCCATGCGAAACGGTTCATTCTCGATTCTTTTGAAAAGATTGAGACGGATCTGAACAAAGATGACAATTACAAGGATCAGCTCATGCGCTGGTGTCAGGCGGAAAAGATAGACTTGCCCGAGTACCGCGTCTCCGGTCAAGTCAACGGGACGTTTGTCATTACACTCGTCGTGGATGGTGTCGAACTTGGGTGCGGCTACGGAAGTACAAAGAAACAGGCCGAACAGAACGTTGCTGAACTTTTACTTAAGACGGATTCGCGGTTTAAGAAACATGGACCCCAGAGTCAAGGAACTCCTGAACAGAACGTACTTCGAGCAGAGGAGTCAAGAGTGGCTCGCGCTCCGTGAGAATCTCCTCACGGCCAGTGATGTCGCGAGCGCGCTCGGACTCAATAGGTACGAAAGTCCTGATGCTTTGCTCCATAAAAAAGTTCTCAAAAAGGCTTGGGCCGGGAACGAGGCGACGGAGCACGGGACAAAGTTCGAGCCCGTGGCCAGGGACATGTATGACGCCCTGACGGGAAGAAAGACGCACGAATTGGGTCTTGTGCAACACCCCAAATGGCCTTTTCTGGGCGGATCGGCCGATGGCGTCACGGAAGACGGGATCCTGATCGAAATCAAGTGTCCCATGACGCGTAAAATTGAAAACAAAGTCCCAAAGCACTACGTCCCCCAGATACAGCTCCTCCTCGAAATCCTGGATCTGGACATTTGTGACTTTGTCCAGTTTCGTCCCGGGACGGACACCGCCCCCCAGGAATTCATGGTGACTCGAGTCACAAGAGACCGTGAATGGTTCGAGAAACACCTGGCCCGGATGCAAAAGTTCTGGGCCGGTGTGGAAACGGCCCGTGAAAAAGGGTTGTGTGAGGTTGAACCCGACGATCAAAAGGTGTGCCAAGTACTAGAGGAAGATGGTCCCCTCGTGTCAGCACCGCCCGAGAATGCTGACGTGTCGAGACTGCAAGGGGAATTTCTGTGCGAGGTGCATTCAGCTTGAGGTTCACAAGTGTCCCAAGTTGAGTGAACGATCACAAATCGAAAAAGAAAATTTAGCCAAAAAATTAGTCAAGGTCCAGGCTCCCAAGGTGGTGAGTTTTTAGCGCTTCATGCGCGAGTACGCAAACAGAATAACGAGCAGGGCCCCAACCACCAGAACCGTGTCCCAGCTCTTCCTCTTTTTCTGGACCGAGCGCGGGCCGAGAGCCCAGTCGGGGAGCATCTTCGACCCGATAAAGTCGCGGTCATAGACGTAATTGTAGTCGGACGGGAGCCACGTCAGGTCCCCGTTATCGTACTCGTATTTCCGCGCAGGGAAGAGAGGGAAGGGGGCCACGGGCCGTCCGGGCATCTCGTCAACCATGACGGGGCCTGAGCGAAACACGTGGACCGGGTTGAAGTCCTTGAGGTCGCGGTTTGGGTCGATGGGCGGACTGGGCATGTCATCGTACTGGACCGTGTATGTCCCGTCGCTGAGCCAGTGTGAGCCGTCCACAGGGACGCCGTACGTGCCCGACCACGTGTACGGGTTGAACCGGTTTATACTCACGTCATCATTGATCATCAAGGCCGTCGCCATACTTAACAAACCCTGATATTTTCTTTGTAGACCTTGTTCTGGACCTTTTCCTTGTGGATCGTCCACATGTAATCCAAGTCAACATCAAGCATAGATGCCAACTGGAACAGATAACTAAACACGTCTCCCATCTCCTGTGTCACGTCCGTCCCCCGATCTTTCTTGAGTCCTGACTTTTTGTAAGACCTTTGGTACTGCCTGATGGCACTCGCCAACTCGCCCACTTCTTCGGTGAACAAAAGCCAGACTGTACTGACAGGGGCCTTGTCCCATCCTTTGCGTCGACACATAATCATCGTCTCGTCACGATACTGATTCATCATAGGTCTAAGGCTCACGACTTGTTTAACTGGGAAAGAGGCTTTTGAAATCGAATGACCAATAATATGCATGAAAGTAAGATGCACATTTCACCAAAAAGCTTCCAATTCTCGATGGACTCCTTGTCCATTCCCTGGTTCTTCAGACGGCGCTCTATGACGGCGTTACTGAAGAGCCGGACCGCACGATCCACGGCGAAAAATATGAAAAACCCGATGAGAATATCGTCTAGGGCTCGCATCTTAATAAGTCCACAGGACTTATTTTCCCGTGGGCCCGGGGCGCTTCGCTTAGAACCCAAACTTGAAGTTCTGGGGCAACTTGTTCCCGTACGTGCTCGTGTTGCTCGGGATGGGCAGGGGCACGGGGTTGGCCGAGATGTCACGCAGGTAGACGACCTGCTGAAGCACGCCCGTCATGACCGTCTGCTTCGCCTGGAAAACGACGGCCGCGTTCAAAGCGTCCAACTGCGCCTTGACATTCGTGGTCGGGTCCCGGCCCATATTCACATAGACGGAACGCATGAGCGCCTGGAGGTCGCCATCATTCTGACGATCTATGGCGTACCCCGTCTCCTTCTTGATGGCGTCCATCAGGGACCTGTGAAGATATTCACGGTTGAAATCGGAAAAGAAAGCATCTGTCAAGGGCGTCGGAAGCCACTTCGTCGCCATTACTAGTACCTTATAAAAAAATAAGTCTCTTGAATCTCAGATGAAGGTCTTCAAGAGAAATGGCGAGTCCGTCGAGATGCTCTTTGACAAGGTCACGACGAGAATCAAGAAATTGTGTACGGAGGGTCCTCTCCAAGTCCAGCCAGACAAGGTGGCCCAGAAGGTCTTCACAAGTATGTATGACGGAATCAAAACGAGTGATATCGATAATCTGAGTGCTGATGTGGCTATAGATCTCGTGACTGAGCACCCCGACTATGAGACTCTTGCGACGCGTATCGCCGTGAGCAATCTTCAAAAGACGAGCCCCAAGACGTTCAGCGACTGTGCACTGGCCCTCCACGCCAAGGGCATCCTGTCTGACGAGTTTATGAAGTCCGTCAGACTCGAGATGGATACGTGGGTCCAGCCAAAGCGCGACTATGACTTTGGGTACTTTGGAATCAAGACGCTCCAAAAGGGCTACTTGCTTCCTGGAGAGACGCCCCAGTACATGTTTATGCGCGTGGCTCTGGCTATTCACGGGGAAGACTTCGAGTCTGCCCGGAAGAGCTACGACCTCATGTCCCAAAAGTACTTTACGCACGCGACCCCGACCCTGTTCAACGCCGGAACGAGCCGGCCTCAGATGTCGAGCTGTTTTTTGCTCGCGGCAAAGGATGACTCCATCGAGGGCATTTATGACACACTCAAGGAGTGTGCCCAAATCTCCAAGTGGTCTGGGGGTATCGGCTTGCATATCAGCAACATCCGGGCGAACGGTACACCCATCAAGGGGACCAACGGCGTGGCTGATGGTATTGTGCCTATGCTACGTGTATTCAACAACACGGCCCGGTACGTGAACCAGGGAGGTGGCAAGCGCAAGGGCTCGTTCGCCGTGTACTTGGAGCCTTGGCACGCCGATATCATGGAGTTTCTCGAGTTGCGCCTGAATCAGGGTGATGAGGAGGCTCGGTGTCGCGACCTGTTTACGGGCCTCTGGATCCCGGACCTGTTTATGCAAAAGGTCGAGGAGGACGGGGACTGGTACCTCATGTGCCCCAACGAGTCTCCGCGGCTCCAGGATGTGTACGGGGACGAGTTCAACGAGCTGTACCGTACGTACGTGGCACAGGGCCGGTACAAGAAGAAGGTCCGGGCTCGCGAGGTCTGGGACGCCATCCTGAAGAGCCAGGTCGAGACTGGGACGCCATACATGTGCTACAAGGACAGCGTGAACGCCAAGTCGAACCAGAAGAACATAGGGACTGTCAAGTCTTCCAATTTATGTACTGAAATCATGGAGGTTTCTACACCGGACGAGACGGCCGTGTGTAACCTGGCGAGCATTTGCCTTCCGACTCTTCTGAAGGAGAACCCGAACATGATGGCACCCGACGGGTCCCGCCCGTACCTGTTCGACTTTGATAAGCTC